CGCAAAGGATCATACAAAAAGTTTAAATGACTTATCAAAATAAAGTAATTTTATTAATTTTAGGAATTTTGGGTATTACTGCAATAACTAAGGCGGGAAGTTTATCTAGCGCATTAAACTTTATTAAAAAAGCTGAAGGGGGTTTGTATTTAAAAGCTTACCAGGATAGTGGCGGCGTATGGACAATAGGTTGGGGTTCTACATATGATTTTGATAAACAAAGGAAAGTGCAGCAAGGCGATGTTATAACCGAAGCACAGGCCCAAAAATGGCTAGATATGGAAACGTCGCAAAATGCCAAAGATATTGATAGTTTGGTAACAGTTCCTTTAACTAATAATCAAAAAAATTCCCTTGTATCTTTTGTGTACAATGTGGGAATAAGTGCTTTTAAAGCTTCGTCAATGTTAAGATTACTTAATAGCGGCGCCGATAAAAATACGGTTGCGGCCCAATTTGATAGATGGGTATTTGATAATGGAGTAAAAGTAAAAGGATTAATTAATAGGCGAAACGCCGAAAAAAAGTTATTTTTGAGTTGATTTTGTTTTAAGAAGGATTTTCATAGATTTAATCGGGGTATTTCCATACTCCGATTTTTTTTTAAATTAAATTTGGTAATATCAAATTAAATTTTTAATCTTTGAATATCTATAATCTTAAAACTTAATCAAAATGATCAAAGCTACATTCCGCTTTTTTTATGGAAGCGACGACCAACGTACATTGTACAGTTACACAATTGAATTAAATTCATTATTTTTTACGGCCGCATTTGTTGAAAGTAATAACATAGTTACTTTTTTACAAGTTGCAGGTTGTGACATTTTAGATGTTAAATTAACTGAATGGCCTAATTAGGCTTATTTTTTTACCTTAAAATTTAAATTTATGGATTATTACGCCTACAAGGGTTACACTATTATTTTTTATCCTAAAAGAAAAATATATGTTATACACCCATTTGCACAAGAATATAGATCACTAAAAAGTGCAAAAAGCTGGATTGAGTATTTAATTAAGTAACATTAAAACAAAAATTTATGAAAAGAGATTTAATATTATTTATTATAATGATAATTTTAGCCCTATTAGCTGACTCTTTAATTAACTTCTAATGACAGACAACCCAATCTATTTAGAATTGCTTAAAAACGCGTATAAACGCGGATATGAGCCACCCAAAGAGCAAATACTTTTAAGTATTCAAGGGCAAAATATTGGATCAATGCAAAACTATGTTATTATAAGCGGGGGCTAAGGGCTTGCATAAATATGTAAGCCCTTAGCCCTTTTGGATTACCAAAAAGTGGTAAGAGTACTTTTACCACCTCAATAGTTGCATCTAGTTTTGGAGTTTATGATATTTTTGGAATGAAATTGCAAACATTACCAGGGCGCAATAAAATACTTTACATTGATACTGAAAGTTCGGAATATGATTTTTATAAACATATGAACCGTATTAAAGACGTAGGGGATATTAACGAGTTACCAACATTTTTTGATAGTTTTTGCCTTCGCAAAGAAAGTCCAAAAACTATTAAATTAATGATTCAGGCATATATTGAAAATACGCCAGAATGTAGTATAATAGTGCTTGACGGGCTTTTAGACATTTGTTTAAATTACAATGATGAGGTAGAATGTCGTGAAGTAGTTGGATGGATTAAAGAATTAACAACTGTTAATAACTTGTTATTAATTGGAATATTGCATACTGGAAAAAATGAAGGCAAAACGCTTGGTCATTTAGGATCAAACACAGATCGCTGGGCGCAAAGTACACTATCCGTTAAAAAAGAGGAAAGCGGTAGTTTTATTTTAGAACCAAAATTTTTAAGATCCTCGGGCGGTTTTAAGCCAATAGAAATTGAATATTCAATTGACGACAATAAGTTTATTCAAATTAATTCTTTGCCCGTTAATGAGCCTAAAATTAGGCATTTTAGCCACTACACCGATCAGGAACACAATAATAATTTAAACGTCATTTTTGAAAAACAAAAATACTTTAAATACGAAAATTTAATAACTGAAATATCAAGAATTGAAAACAGGGGAATTAATTTTAGCAAAAGTTATTTGAAGTTTTTTAGAGATAAAAACTACATTTCAAAAAATACTCAAAATGAATATTTTGACTATCGCAAACAATTTTAAAAAATTAATTATGGAAGATTTTACATCAAAAATACAAATTAGGTTTAATGGAAAAATTGTAGATGAATTTAAAAATTTAAATTTTTTAACTATTTACAGAAAACATGAAGATTTAAAAGAAGGCAAAGAGCCATTTTTAAAAGTAGGGATGGAAATTTGGCAAATACAACATTTTACAAAAAACAATAAAATAATAGAAAGAAAATTGTATAAAATTTTAAAAATAAATTATGAAAAAAAAATTAACAACAAAAAGATTTCGTGAAATGCTTACTTGGGAAGATCAATTAACTATTCATTTAATTTTAACAGAAGCTCAAGCATATTTTTTGAGATATGAGGTTGAAATTTTAGCATTTAAATATTTTAAAGATATTAAATACAATAATTTTAGTATAGTTGAAATTTATCAAAAAGCTTATAATCAATTAATAGAAAAAAATGCAAAATGATGAACAAAATAAAAATGACGATGCTTTTTATTTCAATAAAATTATCTTGGGAAATAGAAAGATTAAAAAAGAAACTAAGGATCAAAAAAGGGAAAGAATAAGACTAAGAATGTTAACAATTCTTAACAGTCTAGAAAAAATTTTACAAAAAAAATAGGCATAAAAATCCCAGTTCTATTGATTTAATAACTGGGATTTTTTTTGCTTTTTACCGATTTTCATGTCAAAAATAACAAAATTATGTTACCATCCAAATTTTTTACCGCAATTTTTTTTGATGATCAAAAAAAGCCTTACAAATACCGCAATATTTTAAATAACCAAAAATCGCTACAACGCTTTACTAACTTCGCTTTGACCAAAAAAGCAATTGAAATAAATTTTTATTGCGGAACAACAAAAAATTTTTCACATAAGGTGTTTTTTAAAGGTGAAAATCGGTAAATTTTAAAATATATATTTTTTTTAATAACACCCCTAAATTTTAGGGGTTTTTTGTGTTATTTTTTACCTATTTTTTGAGGTTAATTTGTCTACTGAACGGGTGCGGAACGGCTGGAATGGCCCCCCCCCTAAAGGGGGGGCCATTACCCTTCAGCCGTTCCGCACATACACACGTTCGCAAAAAAAAATTGTTGTTTTAAAATTTTTTTGTATTTTTGGTTACCGATTTTCAAATTTTATCAATTTTAATTTTTTTTGATGTCTAAAAATTTAATTTTTCTTGGCGTTGCTTTCCTGGGATGGTTGGCGTACAAAAAAATTATTTTAGCGCAAAAAATAAATATTGTTTTAAAAAATATTGGTTTTGCTGGCGGAACTTTTTTGAAACCGATTGTTAACGTAAAATTAGAAATTGAAAATCCTACCGACACAACCGCCGACGTCCAAAAAATTATTGCTGAAATTTTATTGCAAAATAAAATTGTAGGAACAATTTACCAGGATCTTAATACAACCATCCAAGCAAAGCAAAAAACAATTATAAGTTTTGACGTTAATTTAAATTTGGCAGATGCTGCAATTATTTTAATCTCAAATAAATTTAAAAATGAAATAATTGAATTAAAAGGTAATTTAGTTGTTGATTTTGTTTACTTTCCTATCAATTATCAAATACAACTGCCTTAAATGAATTTATTATCTCAATTAGATAGTTTTAAAAATAAACAGAAAATAATTAGTTATGACCAGTCAACTAATGACATAATTAACGCAATTTTAAGGCAGCACAATAGATCTTTAAGCGATTACGATAAAATATTTTCTTATTTTGATAATGGCGACGTTTACAGTACTGCAAAAAGAATTTTTAACTATTTAAAAGAAAATATAAAATACCAAATTGAATCTGAAAATACGCAAACAGTTGGTACACCCTCTTATATTTTAGCAACAAAAAAAGGCGACTGCAAACATTTTTCATTGCTCTTTGCTGGTTTGCTAGACGCATACAGAAGAAACACGGGGCAAAAGTTTGACCTAGCTTATCGGTTTGCAAGTTATGACGGCTCAAAAACGCCTGAACACGTTTTTGTTGTAATTAACCCAGGAAGCAATAACGAAATTTGGTGTGATGGAGTTCTAGATTATTTTAATGAAAAAAAGCAACCCAATTATTATAAAGATAAAAAAATTGAAAATATGGCACTAATGGCAATGAGCGGAATCAATGGCAATTCACAAATGAACGGTTTATTTGATTTTGCAACAAAAAAAACAGATCAAGGCAATACAATTGTAAGTGATGTATCAAAAGGAATTGCTGACGCGGTGCCGTTTGGAAATTCAATCTTATCGCTTGTAAATTTAGTTAGCGGTTTAATACCTGGTCACTCAGACAGTTATTTGTTAGACATTGCTTTCAAGAATAAAGAATGGGACAAGGCGCTCGGTATATTTTTTACCTGGTATCAGCAAGTAGGTTTTGACGGACAAAAAAAGCCTTGGTTTAAAGCTGGTACAAGTCAGGGAATTGCTCCGGAGGTTCCGGAGCCGTTTAAGTCAATGCGCCGCATTGAATGGCTACCTACAATATGGGACGCTACAAAAAATACTGATCTAGCTTATATTATTAATGAAGCAATTA